ACATCGCACAGATGGCCACGCTACCTCCCGAGGTACAAGCCCGGTTCAAGTGGGATGAGATTAAAGCGTTCATAGGCCAAGGCCGCAACGTAGACCTTAACAAGTTCATGCTTACCGACGCCGAGTTTGATAAGAAGCAGGCTCAGGCGCAAGCCAATCAAATGGTTAACACCGTAGGAACAGAGGCCGGTGTAGCCGCAGTACAACAAGGACAACAATGACAGATACGACCAACCCCGGCGTGAGCGACCCGAATCCCGATAACAAGGAAGACACTAACGCAACGCTGCTGCTCGACGGAAAGCCCGCCGACGCGCCCAAGGATGCACCTAAGGACCCCGTGAAGGTTGAAGTGCCTGACGGTACCGAGGTTGCCTTTGAGCCTACTGGCGACGTTGGTCTTGACATGGCGCTGGAGTTCCTTGGCAAGCAAGGCTTCGGCGTTGAGCACCCTGCAATGGTTGCTGCCGGTAACGGTGACTTCACTATCCTTGAGGCTCTGCTTGCCCAGAAAGGCGTACAGGGCTGGGACCGCATGATTGCACTGGGCAAGGCTGGCATGGAGCGCATTGCCGGTAACCAGAAGGCCGAGACTGCCAAGACCTTGGACATTGTTACCAAGGCTGTGGGCGGTGCGGAAGAGTGGGGCAACATCCAGAAGTGGGCAGCGGCTAACGCTACCGACGAGGAACGCGCTGCCATCAACACGCAGCTTAACGCCGGTGGCTTGTCTGCAAAGATGGCTGCTACCTACCTTGCTGACCTGTACGCCAAAGCCAACAACGTCAACATCACCCCGCCCGATGGTGCCACCTTTAAAGGTGACGCCCCACAGGCTGCTAAGTCTAGCGGCCCATTGTCTGCGGCAGATTACACTGCTGCGGTTAACGAGTTGCACCGTAAGCTGGGTGGCCGTATGGAAGGCTCACCTGAATACGCTGCGCTAGGCCAACGCCGGTTGCAGGCCATGCGCTGATTGCGTATTGGAACCTATACTACAGCCAGCAATGTTAGCAGGCTGGCTAACCAACTTTACATAGGAGCCACTGATGGCACTTGACGATAGCTATTCGATTGTTCGGCCCGGACAATCAAACCAAACGGGCGCTATCAACGCCCTTCACCTTGAAGAATTCACCGGACACGTTGAAGGCACCATCGAACGCAAGTCTGCGCTCAAGGGCTTCGTGTCCATCCGCCCCGTAAAGGGCACCTCGGTTATCACTAACTTCGCGGTTGGTGAATCCACCTTGCAGAAGGCTGTCCCCGGCGGTCCTGCACCCGACGGTACTGGTACCGACTTCGCAAAGCGTACACTGACCGTTGACACTGTGGTGTTGGCCCGTGCAGTGCTGCCTTTGCTGGAAACCTTCCAGACCTCTTACGACTCCCGTAAGCAGATCGGTATGGAGCATGGTAAGAAGATTGCTAAGTTCCAAGATCAGTCGTTCTTCATCCAAGCAATTAAGGCCGCCCTGTTCACCGAGTCTACCTACAAGGGTTCCGGTGGTGCTGGTAAGCCTGCTGGTCACTTCGGTGGTTCTCAGCAGACCTTGGCCGCTGCCTCTGACTCTCTCGACCCAGCTAAGCTGTACGCAGCCATCGCTGACTTGTTCGTGAAGATGGAAGAGAAAGACGTTGACCCCCGCACTGACGATGTGGTCATCGCCGTTCGCCCTGCCGAGTTTTATGCCCTGTTGCAGAACGAGCAGTTGATTGATGGTACCTACAAGACCTCCGAAGGTACGAGCATCCAAGCTCACCTGTTGAAGGCTTACGGTGTGCCCGTGATTAGCTCTACCAACTTCCCTGCTGGTAGCAACATCAGCGGTCACTTGCTATCCAACGCTGCCAACGGCAACGCCTATGACGGTGACTTCTCCAAGGTCGCTGCTTGCGCCTTCTCTCCCCGCGCCCTGATGGCTGGTGAGACTATTCCCTTGACCACTGACGTGTTCTGGGATAAGGTCACTAAGCAGTGGTTCGTGGATGCCCACTTGGCCTATGGCGTTACGCCTGACCGCGCCGAGTTTGCTGGCGTTATCATGAAGCCCTAATAGGTTTCAGACCCTTGCCCACTCATTCCTCCTATGCGAGTAAGCCTGAGTGGGCTTGTGCCTGACACTTAACCCTACCCCATGCCCTCACCGGTATGGGGTTTTTTTCCGTTTTGGAGTAACCATGTATACAACCCTAGAAGTAGTTAACGGGTGCTTAGCCTCTATGGGTGAGTCCCCGCTAAGTTCCCTTGTCGAGCCCCATGCCATGAAGGGCGCTGCAATCAATGCGCTTAACCGTGCAAGTAAGAACGTGCAGGAACCCGGTAAGTGGTTCAATACGGAATACGTTTCCCTACAACCCGACAGTGTTAACGGCTGGATTACGCTTAGCGGTGACTGCTTGAAGTTCTCTTCGGGTACACCACAAGCCCCCAGCAAGCCGCACCTTGTCCAACGTGGTACGCGCCTGTACAACCTGACCACACAGTCCTATGTGTTGACAGAAGGCGTTGACGGTTACATCGTGCGGCTGGTTCCGTTTGAGGAACTCCCACCCGTAGCCGCTAACTACATCGGCGCACTTGCGGTCATGCGATTCCAAAGCAACTTCGACGCTGACAACAGCAAGCGACAAGAGCTACAGCAGGATATGCTTACGGCTAAGATTGATTTCAACTCTGAGCATATCCGGCAGATCAAGGCCAACTTGCTCAACTCTAACCGAACGCTGGCCCGACTGCGGCAGCATGACACCAACACGCTGAGGTACTGATGAAAGTAGCTAACAGCTTTGCTAGTGTGCTGGGCGGTGTGTCCCAGCAGACGCCCAGCGCCCGCTTCGACGGGCAACACTCCGAACAGATCAACATGATTTCAGACCCTGTTGAGGGGCTGTCACGCAGGCACGGGAGCGTTCTTTTAACCGAGTCCTTGACTACCTACCCTGCCGCCCAGTTCGCGGCGTATGTGGCCGATACGGCCTCTTGGCGGGCCTTGGATTTCTCCACGGGGAACAAGAAGTACACCATGCTGTACCGCACAGCAGCACGGGTAGCTACGGCTAACCCACTGCCAAGTGTGCTGGTCTACAACAAGACTGACAAGGTGTTCATGAACACTGTGCGCAACGTGACCGACGCCGTGCTGGACACGCTGGAGTCTGGTGGCGCAAGCGGTGCTGTGCAGATTGGCAAGTACGTGTTCATGTCCGGCAACGACGTTACTGTAACAGGTACTTCCGTTAAGCTCTGGGACGATGCTACTAACTTTGCCCGTGCCGTAGTGTGGATTCGCGGTGGTGCGTACTCCCGCAAGTTCTCCGTTAAGGTTGTCAAGTCTGACAGCACATCGGCAGATGTTAGCTACACTACGCCCGCATCCAGCTACCAAGGTACGCTCAACACATCCGACATTCCCGCTGGCGCGAGCGATTACACCAAGCAGGTAAATGATCGTGTCAACGCCTACAATAGCGCGGTGACCGCATGGATTGGCACAGCCGCTGCCGCCGTACAACCAGAGGCGATTGCCGAGCAGCTTAAGACTTTGCTGGTAGCAGCGGGTATTGCATGCACCCGACAAGGTTCGCACATCTGCCTGAACCAAGCCTTAGTCAAATCCCTTGTCGTAGACGATGGCGGCGACGGTAGCCTGATTCGTGGCGTAGCTGACGAGGTAGCCAGCATTGATAGCGTAAGCGTCATTCACTACCCCGGCAAGGTGGTTAAGGTTCGCGGCAAGAATTCTGCCGAAGCCTTCTACCTCAAGGCCGTGCCTAAGACAGCGACTATCACCAACGCCTACACCGAGGTTACTTGGATTGAGGGCGCTGGGGTAGAGAACACTATCACAGGCGGGCTGGTGTATGCCACACCCGTTGGCAACAACTTCTTCATTGCCTCTTCTGCCACGTTGCTAACAGCACTGACAGCAGGCCCACACCCAACCTTTGACGTTAGCACAGCAGGTGACGATGACTCAGCAGCAAAGCCCTACTTTATCGGGCGCAAGATTTCCTACCTTGGTTCTTTCCAGAGCCGCCTTCTGGTGGGTAGTGGTGGCGTCCTATGCGTTAGCCGCAGTGACGATTATCTCAACTTTTTCCGCACCACCGTTCTAACCGTTCCGGCAGACGATGCGTTTGAAATGCTGGCTCAAGGTAGCGAGGATGACACGCTACGGTTCAGTACCATGTACGATCAGAACTTGGTTATCTTTGGTACCAAGCGCCAGTACACCATCGACGGTCGCTCTAGCCTTACGGCCACCTCTGCCAACATGCCAGTCATGGCAAACTATGAAGACGTTGCCGATGCCCCGCCCGTGGGCGCAGGCGGGTTCATCATGTACGCCAAGACAACACAGGGCGCTACGTCTATCCACCAGATTCAGCCCGGTCAGACACAGAACAGTCCCGAAAGCTACGCTACGTCAAGCCAGCTTAACACGTACATTGCCGGTACGATGGTCGAGGCACTGTCCAGCACAGGCTCACCATCCCACTTGCTTATCCGTACAGACACGGGCCGGGACAGGCTCTACTTGTTTAGCTACCTCGACCGGCAGGATGGTCGCAAGATGGATAGCTGGAGCACGATCAAGTTTAACACCAACCTTGGTTCCATCATCGGTGCTAGCGTTGTGCCGAGTGGGTTCAACGTGTACTACCTACGGCAAGGGCCCGACGGTGTGTATCTAGCGGTAGACTTTGTGAGTATCCGCGCGGGTATGTCGGACAAGCCCTACTTGGATAGTCACCGCCCTTGGGCTACAGTGGCTGGCGGTACTGGCACAGTCCGCACGAACAGTGGCGACCAATAC